CCTATTGCAAACCACGACAGCACATACACTCAATTTAATACAACAAAATCAGAGATTAACGAAGATTTTTACAAAGCAGAAATTAATAATAAGACAAATGGAGAATAAGGAGAAAAGAAGCGCAAATTTTACGGTACGAGCAGAAAAAGACTCTAGAACCATTACAGGAACGGCGGCAGTCTATGACAGTTGGACAACGATAGGCGGTGGATCATGGGCATTTAGAGAAAAAATAACTGATTCAGCATTCACTGAAAGCCTAAAAAGTACGGACGTAGTGGCAACATTCAACCACGATTTCAATATGCCAATGGCCAGGACAGAATCTAATAGTTTAGAGGTTTGGAGTGATAAAATGGGGTTGCACTATCGGTTTGACGCACCTAATACCAATTCGGGTGACGATTTACTTGAAAACGTAAGAAATGGCAACATTTTAGGCGGTTCAATCATGTTTTCCATTGAAAAAAATACTTGGACATGGGCCGAGGGGGACGAGTTAGATGAGCGGGTAATCGAAAAAGGTAGCCTGTTTGAGCTTGGCCCAGTAACAATGCCAGCGTATAAAGACACAAGCGTGTCAGCTAGAAGCGAAAAAGACTCTTATGATGCCACTTTAAAGGAGGCAAAGCAAGATAAAGAGGATGCCAAGGCAACGACCTTGACACTACAATTACAGCGGAAGCGAAATTCAACAAAGTGAAGTAATTTAAAAGGAGTGTAAAATTAAATTTGTAATAAATAGTAACGAAAAATGTTAAAAGAGAAAATTGAGGAGCGCAACGCTATAACATCTAAACTAGATGCACTAGACGCACTCGTAAAAGAAGAAAAGCGTAGCTTTACGTCCGAGGAGACAGAAAGCTATGGCGAACTGAGTGGACAAGAAGCGAAACTCAAGAAAGAAGTTTTAACCCTAGAAGCACGCGAAGCACGAGCAAAAGACATTGTAAAAAATGTTCCTGTAGCTGGAGGAAAAGTTCAAGATTTGAACAAAGACGAAAAGCGAGCTGCAAAAGATTTTGATTTCATAAAAGCAGTTGGGGAGGCCGCCGCTGGTGGTAATTTCTCCGGGCTTGAAAAAGAAGTCATACAAGAGGGGCTGTCTGAGGCTAGAAGCGGCAAATTGCCGTCACAAGGGCTAAGGATTGTAGTACCTCAAAAATTCATGTCACTTGAAAAAAGGACAGACATTGATCAGGCAACCTCAGCAATTGCGCCTACTTTTTTAGGCCAATACACAGACGCTCTAAGAGAAGAGTCTATTTTCTTGAATATGCCAGGAGTTAACGTCTATAATCTAACAGCAGACTTTAAACTGCCTGTAACTGCGGCTCAAACGCTCGCATGGGCAACTGCCGAGAATAGTTCGGCCAGTGATTCTGGAGCAAATTTTGCAAAAGACACGCTTACTCCGTTTAGATTTGCGGGTTATGTAGATATTTCAAATGAAATAACTGTACAGAACGGCCCAGCGGCTACTCAGGCAATTATGAAGGACTTGGGACGGTCAGCGGCAGCCTTGCAAAATACTGCAATGCTATCCACTGCGGCTGTAACAAATGCACCGCCTTCATTGGCAGCTACTTCGGGAGTACTTACTTTCACCGAAGCGGCTTATTCGGCTGGAGCAAGTGTACTATCTGATTTGCAAGATGCAGAATACGAAGTAGCAAACGATCATGGACTAGGTGGAAATTTGGCTTACGCTTTATCTACCGAACTTCTAAAAGAAATCAAAAAGTCAGTAGCAGTGACGGGTATCCTAGCTGGTATGAACGGGCGTACTTACAATGATTACAATATAAATGGATACATGGCTAAATTCACTACAGGGGCTACGAAAATAGCTGGAACTAGTGGAGATGGTATATTTGGAGATTGGTCAAGAGTTCATTATGGCACCTTTGGTGGATTAAATATCTTAGTTGATCCGTACACAGTAGCGGGTAACAACCAAATCAGATTAGTTGTTAATTCTATGGTAGATTGGAGCTTGGTGCAAGGTGCATCATTTGTGAAATTTACTTCATTAACAGCGTAATATGAGACTAATAGCAAAACAGCCTTTATTTCAGCACGGATTTCCTGTATACAAATATGGTGAGTTTGATTGTACTGAGAAGGAGGCAAAATTTCTTTTGAATCTTGGAGTAGCGAAAAGAAAGCACATCGAGAAGAAAGAGAAAGCAAAGAAAGCATAGTTTTTTATCATACATAAATTTTGAGGGGTGGGGGTTAGTCTTTCACCCCTTTTTTATAACATCTAATGGCTACAGACTTAGTAAATAGAATCACAACAGCACCCGCTGGGATGCCTTTTGACTTCGATGAAATCAAAGAGCATATTCGTGTAGACCACGAAATTGAGGACGCAGTTTTAAAGACTTATATCTTAGCTGCCATTGATTACGTTGAAAAATTTACTTGGAGAAAACTAAGGCCAACAACTTATACGGGTTATGCAGATAGCTGGGATACGTTCAACATACAATTACACCCCGTTACGTCTATCACGTCAGTAAAGTATTATGATGCCGCAAACAGCCTGCAAACGATGTCTGCAAGCGATTACCAAACGGATTTAATTAGTATTCCTGCAAGCATTAATTTTTTAACTACTTACAGCGTTTTCGATAGGCCCAATGCGATACAAATAGAATTTGTTTCGGGGTATGCTGATTTATACGCCATACCAAGCGGATTAGTTTCGGGGCTGTATTTAATGATTGGCCATTTATTCGATAACCGCAATTCAACTAGCATGGTAAAAATGCACACCTTGCCAATAGGCTTGCATGATATTTTAGCTCAATACAACGCGCGAACATTATGAGGGGCGGCGAACTAGATAAGCGTATGACTATACAGCAAGCTACGGACGTACAGGCAACCAGCGGAGACATTACAACCACTTGGGCTGATTTGTGGGCAGATGTTGCTTGTAGGGCTATTTATGCAGATGCGTCAAAAGCATCAGAGAAATTTGAAGGTGATAGAGACGTAGCACGAACGTACATAGATTTTAAAATAAGGTGGAGAAGTGGATTAAACCCTAAAATGAGAATTGTGTTTAATTCAAATAATTACGACATAGTGAGTATTTCGGATCTTGGCAGACAGGAAGGTATTTTAATTAAGGCTTATTATTCTTACTAATGGCAAATGTAACATTCGACATAAAAGGATTTGAAGAGGTTGCAAAGAAATTAAAGCAATGGCCCGACAAGTTAAAGCGGCGTAGAATAAACTCTATTATGCGTCAGGCCGCAAAGCCAATGCTTGAAGGTGTAAAACGAGCTGCACCAATAGAGAAACACAGTAGAACGATAACGAGAAAAGGCGAAAGTTACGACCCTGGTAACCTAGCGGAATCTATCAAGATAATCACAGGCAAAAAGGGCAAAAGCAAGGTTAATCCAACTATTTACATTGGGCCAGCTCTTGGATTAAGAAGCGACTATGATGGTTATTATGGGTTTTTTGTTGTTTCGGGTATTGCCGGAACGATAAAAACAGCTCCAAATGATTTTATAACAAAAGGGGCAAAACCTCATGTAGCCGAGGTGCAAAATCAAATTGAGGCCGGGATGACAAGAATGTTAAAACGTGAAGCAAAGAAACTAGGATTTACAGTTAAATGAGCATAGGGGGCGCAATAAAGACACTTTTAGACTTAAATGCTAATATAGTTAGCAGCGGGGCAAGCATTTACCCTGTCCGAGCTAGAAGCAATAACGCAAGTTTAACAAATCCAACGATTATTTATAATGTCGAGGTAGACCCCGAAGATACAAAAGACGGAGTTTCTACCATTGACCACGCACCTATCCAAATAGATGTTTACGGGACCTCTTATGATAACGCCGTGGAGATTTCGGGATATGTGCGAACGGCTTTAGATAGGATTTCAGGAACGTATGACAGCATAGCGATAGATACTATTATATTCCTGTCTCTTATACACATCTGACGCTGCCGACGATCTTACGCGTGTAGATCTCGGTGGTCGCCGT